ATGCGTATAACTAATGCCTTCGCGCTCAATAAACCGATGATTGTCTCGGATATAATTCAGCCACGCATCCTTATAATAATCATGTTCACGATTATTAAATTCGTAAACAGGAATGCGAAAAATATCGACTTTTTTCATTTTAATTGCCCTTTAAATCTTTTTAGCCAATTTGTTTAAACGACTAATCGCGCTTTGCGGATACGCGGCACTAATATGTAAAATGCTCGGTATTTCAGACAAAACGCGGCGACGTTGAACGTAAGCCTCCATATTGCCAGTCTTGACAATTTCAATGTCACGCATAATGTCGATCGTTTTTGTTACGGCTTTTTTAACCGAATCAGCATCTTCGCTATGAATCATTGAGGCATTAACAATTCGGTCTAAAAAACTTTCTTTTGCTCGGTCTTTAATTTCTGGATTGACAGTCAAACAAGCAAAATCGATGTATTCATCGACCAAACTATGAAAAACCATAATTGCATTCATAATAACTTCTTTTTGATGAATTGCATTCATTGCACTGTGTCCTCTATTTGTTTGCGTTTAATCATTTCGTGCGCGTATTTGTAAGCTTGTTCTGCCGCCCAAGCGTGATCCGTGTATATGTCCGCATGCATCATTCCCTGCAATGCAGCCATTGCAAACAAATCGAGTTCAGTAAGATTCCGATACGAATCGTCATCGTCTTTTTTACTTAAAAACAATCCCAACATATTTACCATTTAAGTTCCCTCTGCAAATCAGTCCGCATAAGATTTGACATTTTGGAAAAATAGTCAAGAGGGGTTGACGAATAATTTTTTACGCCTATGTTAGCGCGAATTGATTTTATTGAATGGAACCCAAATGAACCCTTTCGCCAAGTACGGCATTGAACACCTATCCCCATCGCAATGTAATTTGTTTGTTGCTTCGCCTGCCATATACGTTATGGAGCGGTGCCTTAAATTACGGTCGCCTGTGGGCGCCGCGGCACACAGAGGGACGGCCGTTGAGGCCGGTGTTGTTCACGGATTGGTCAATGGTGCGGCACTTCCTGAATGCATCGACGTTGCCAAAAAAGAGTTTCAGAAGCTAACGGCTTTGTCATCAGATCCCCGTTTGGAAAAAGAATCGACTGCAATTTCGGACATGGTCACGCAAGGCTTAAAAGAGTTGTCACCATACGGCAAACCGTCATCGACGCAGGGTGCAATCACTTATCACGTCGAAGGCTTGGCAGTGCCTTTAATCGGCTTTTATGACATGGAATGGGAACGGCACGGGGTTCTGACTGATCTCAAAACAACGCACGCCTTACCATCAAAGATTAGTACGAATCACGCACGGCAGGTTGCGCTTTATTGCGCGGCACGCGGCGACAATTTGGATGCGCGGGTGACATACGTCACGCCTAAAAAGGCAGCTACCTATCGGCTAGAAAACCAGCGCGAGCATGTTTCCGCTTTGGAAAAAATTGCTTTGTCTATTCAACGCTTTCTGTCGATTAGCGACGACCCGCACTACCTTGCAAGCCTGCTGGTCCCTGACGTTGATTCGTTTTACCTTTCCGATCCCAGAGCGCGGCAAAACGCTTTTGATGTGTGGGGTTTATGAGCTTTGCCCATGTGGGCGAGAGCGCGGCGCTGGCTAGACAGCGTCAATTTGTAGGAGAATAAAATGGCACTTGGAATTAACACGCAAAACAATGTCGCAGGCGAATACCTGCCAATTGTAAAATTTGATTGTCGTTCGGGACGCATGTTCCGCCGCGACCGTGAAAACGGCGAAAACACCGACGTGGATGTAACAAAGTCTTTTAAAGCCGTTATGGATTTGGACAACATTGAAGTGGGTTGGATTGATTTTGACACCGGAGGCGCACCCTCTTTCGCTGTTGGGCCGATCGGCCAAGAACCTACAAAGCCCAGTGAAAAGCACAAGAAAGGCGTGCGGTTCATTGTGAAACTTGCGAAGGAGTGCGGTGGCGATGTACGCGAAATGGCGTCCACAGCAAAGGCATTCCTGCGCGGCCTTGATGATCTGCACGACACATTTCTGGCGGAATCTGCCAAAAATGCGGGCAAGTTGCCTGTCGTTGTGCTTAAAGACACTGTACCTGTTGTGACTGGGGAGGGGTCCAAGAAATCAACAAATTACAGCCCTGTCTTTGAAATCAGCGCGTGGGTAAACCGCCCTGCGGACATCAAGGCCAATCCTCGCGCTGCGCCTGCTGCTGATGCACAGAAGGCAAGTGCGCCGTCAACTGGATCAACTAAGGTCGCGCCTCCTGTCGCGGACGAAGAAGATTTCGGCTGATGGTTCAGGGCGGATTATATTTTTAAGGTTTTTGTATAATCCGCCCACCGTCCATCATATTTAGGTACAATCATGAAATTTGTTATTACAATGAATATGCCCGCCAGAAGCGGGGTGGCTGTCCACCAGATCGTGGCGGATTATCCTGTCAACTCGTTAAAAGAATTTTTAAATGCGTTGACTAATAACGATTTCTTAATGGTTGAAGAGTTTTATAAGGATCCGCAAACCGGAACTATTTCCAGCAATGGATACATCGGAATCAATTACAGGTTTGTGGGTAAAGTCAAAGTCGCAAATTACAAAGATTGAGGTATCAAATGAATTACGAAAGCACAATGACTACGGCTGTGTCTGCGGTAAAGGGACGGGCAAATTACGGTGACGTCATGGACGTTCACGAAGACATCGCAAAAACGGCGTCAACATTACTGGGCAAGTCCCTGACCATGTACGACATCGCCATGATTCACCATGTAACCAAGCTTGTCCGCGCCAAGCGTGACCGCAAGAACCCCGATCACTTTATTGATGGCATCAATTACTTGGCGTTCGCGGCGCAGTTCAGTGGCGCCACAAACGTTGAGCAGGACATTAAAGACATGGCAGCTAAGTTCGCGCCGCCAATGCCGCGTGCGGATGCTGTCTACGCCAGTGGCATGTCAACGGTGCCGACGGTGCCGGTGGAATGATCGCAGTATTTGCATTTATTGTTGGGATGACAGCGGGATTTGTTTCCGCTGTCTACTTGATGGAGGAACTTTATGAGTGATCACGTTCCAACCCTTGATGAAGTGCTTTATTACGCAGACTTTTGGTTAAGTCTATCTGAAAAAATGGTTCGCCTTGTTGACACAAGTGCAAATAGTGGCGAAGCTGAAACAGTTGCACTTGTTGCGGTAAAAATGGCGTACGATCGTTACCGCGATGCATTGCAATTATATACCCGAACCACAAATCCTCCGAACAATATTGAACATTTAATGGCGACAATGCAAAACGAAATCGCCGATTTATTGGAGAAATAGCATGAGCAACAAAAATGTATTTTATTTGCCTTTAAAAAATATTGATGACCCTGACGTCGTTGATTTTCTTAAAAGAACGCCGCTGTCTGGATTAATTGTTTTCGGTCACAGTCAATACACGGATCCAACTGTTTTCAGAGCGCGTCAAGTACTTGAAAGAATAAAAACTAAAACTGGAAATACAAATCTTTGGGAAACATGCGTTTCCCATTTACATGAGCACAAAAACATTGGTGCCGCTATTCACAACTGCATCATCATGAATGTGAATTTGTACATCAATCGTTTTTTGAAAATTAGAGCATTAAATAAAGTTGAAGTTCAACCTGAAATTAAAAAGGAATTTGTTATGGAAAACGAACAAAACAATACCAATGAAATTAAAAAATTAGAAGATCAAGAATACGTTACAGCAAAACAAGCCCATGAATTGGGCATTAAACCTCAATCAACAATTCAAAAATATGCATCAGTTGGCAGCATTCCGTTTAAATTAGGGTGGAACGGTGTAAGGTTGTTTAAAAAAACAGACTTGATTAATTTTTTTAATCCAAAAAACCCGCGCGAATCTTTTGTAAAAATAAAAAAAGAAATTAATGAATTGCAAAATAACGATTTGGAAAACTTGGTTAACCGTATCGTTGACGCACGTCTTCCGAAGGATGATCCGTGGCAGCCGGCCGACACTGCGCCAACTAATGGCACACCATTCTTGGCCATAAACGACGTTTACAATGATGTTTGTGTCATTCGGATTTGGAAAGATACAATCTTTTTGAATACACCGCTTGACGAGAAAATGCATATTTCTCTTAAATGGAATTTTAATCGCTGGATGCCGCTGCCGGAGATAAAAGAATGTATGTGATCAGCTATTTAAAAAGGCAGTGGCTGCGCTTTAAAGAAGCGTGGAAGGCTTTTAAACGTGAATGGCGGTTCAACTTGGGTGACAGCAAAGATGCTGTTATTCAAGAAAAACCGTTTCAAATTATGGGTTTGCGGGGGTTTAAACACCCAGAAGATTGCTTAAAAGACAGCTTTGAAATCAATCCCCCATATTACGGGCAGGCACTGGCCAGATCCAATGGCCATGTCTTTGTGATGCGATACATCCATTATAACAAAACGACTGGCGTCGTTCGGTACCTCGACACCGACAAGCCAGAAGACGGTTTTGTGGTTTTGAATGCGGATTTAATGAACCAATATTGGGTGGCACCATTACAGGGATATAAATGATGAAGAAGAAACACGGGATTAAATTGGATCCGCATTTTAAAGATTTGTGCGCCGATCATTCTGATGAAATGGATAAAATAATTACAAGCATCGGCGATATTTTGGATGGTAAAACATACGGCGTCGGCGCCCTGTCTTTGCAAATTGCTTATCTTATTATGGTTAACGAATTAGAAAATGAATACAGATCTGACGCATTAAATCAAGCGATTGATTTTTTTAAATTAAATGATGAACGATTTGAAATTACAATTCAATAGGAGGGGACATGGTAAAGGGAAGCGTAGAATATCAGTATTTAATTGATCAGGGTTTGATCATCACGCCGAAGGCCGATTATGAAAGAGCGCAAGTCGATATGCAGATCTTGGCTTTTGAAAATCAAAAATATAAACACGCCTTGGAAAAGATTGCCAAAAGCCCCCGATCAAGTAACAGTGAGGCTGAAAAATACCGGAAAATCGCCATATGGGGTCTTTGGAACTTCAGCAATGTCACCAGAAAAACGTATCAAACACTTGACCCATCTGTTGCAGAGCGAGCAAGTTCTGCATTCGTTGGCGCGGAAGCATGTCAAGGTTTTGACTTATCGACATGCGGGGATGGTTCAAATTCTGCATGCTCTGATGGAACAGGGTCGACTGACTGAAGACGAAAAAAAAGCATTTGATTTATTATTTATTGATGATGAGGACACATAAATGCTTACGATGGAACAAAAGGGCCGCATTTTAAAAATGTGGGAAGATGGACGTTCAAGCAGCGAAATTGCTTTTGAATTGAAAGTCACGCGCGGGACAATTGCAGGCGTTTTGAATAGATTGCGTGAAGCTGGGCGAATTGGATACCGAGAAAAAAAACCATCGGTTAAAGCACCAAAGGTTCCAAAAATAACAAAAACTGTCGCCAATGTCATTCGGTTTAAACCTATTTTGCCAGCATTGCCGGAACCATCTATAGGAACTAAAGGTTTGCCCATTACAAAATTGAGTCTTCGCACTTGCCGATTTATTGTCGACGGCGAGGGCGCAGTGCTTTCTACCTTTTATTGTGGTAAGGAAGTGGAAAGAGGGTCTTACTGCGAACCGCACGCCGCTTTATGCTATAATGGGCGCGCAAAAATTTTGAGGCCAAGGACAAATGATTATCCAGCTCGATCCGCCATTGCCTTTAGATACGCCAAAGGGTAAGGCCCTTTGCCACTTTTTGCTTGATTATGGGGCAGAGCATCACTTGATGTGGGTGTGCTTCCAAGACGACACAGGCGAATGCTGGACTTGGCCCAATCACCAAGTCCGCGCACAAAACAACCCCACATTAGAACGTGTTATATCGCGGCCTGAGCCACATCCAAAGCGTGAGCAATAGTATTGTCGTCGACGCCGAGCAGCGGCTCCGTGACCTTATTATTGCTGTTTTTAGCCCGCTCTGCCAGCCTGATCAGACGGTCGGCATCGTCTTCGGGACTGCGGACAGATCCGCCTGTAGCACGCCCCTGACGTTGCTGGTCAGGCGTTCCTTGAATAGCACTGGATGCGGCATTAACCGCAGGCTGCCAAACGCCCTGTGTCAATTGGCCAATGCGCTTTAACGTGTCGCCTGCATTGATCGTTGCAAGATTATGAGTTGCTTGCTTTAATGTTTCAAATGCGCCGCGTGCTGTGCCTTCAAGCATCATATTGCCGGCTTGGTTCAATTGGTCGCCGAATGTTGCATGCTTCATGGCTTCTAAATAAGCTTTTGCCCACTCTCCGGTCGCGCCAGACGTTGCAGGATTAGAAATCAATTCGGCAAGTTTTCGACCACCAAACAAACTGGCGGCAGTTTCCATTGGGGCGCTAACAATGTCTTTTGCCGTTTCGGCACCAAGCATTGCGTGGCCAGTTCCGCTTGGGTTTGCATATTTTTGTAAATTTGCAAATTGTCTGGAGACGTTTGCAATCGTTTCAAGGCTATTTCGAACTGGAGATTGATCACCCCCAAATAGAATGTTTTTACCAGCGTCCGACAATTTATTGAACCCATTTGCCCCTAAAAACCGAGACGGTGAAAAATTACCATCCGCATCGCGGCCCATGTGGCTGATAACGCCAGAAACAGCATTTTGCCATTCTTCTGGTGTCATGACGCTTTTAACTTTGTTCAACAGATCAATGTCCGCGGAACCAGGTGCCGTGCTGGCTTTGTTGAAAATATTTCCGAAAATATTTTCGTTTGATGCATTTGCTTGATTACCACCAATAAGAGTTGAAAGTGCTTCGCGTTTGTCGGCAATCATTCGGGCAAGATTATTTGCGGTTTTGTAAATGCCGAGAGCTTCGGTGCCTCCTGCATTGTTTGCTGCGGAATCCAAATCCTGTGTCAATGCCGCATAAATTTGTTTTAGTTCTGCGCCGCTGACGTCTTCAGGCAAAATGCCGCCATTCATTTTTTGACCGATAAACGTACGAAGGTTTTTGATGCCATCAAAATTAAGGCCATCGGCGCGGTTGATTGCGTCCCTGACGTAATTGACAGCACCGCTTTGGCCTGGGATTGCCGCGTTTTGGCGGTTGGCGGCAATGTCGGCAACAGTATTTAACGTGTTCGACAATGGTGTGCGAACCGTTTGGTCCATTTTTTGACTTGCCGCATTATAGGCTTGGTTCAAAACATTTTCTGATTTATTTGAAATCCAATCCTTGATGGAGTCACCAAAAATTTTACCGGACGTGTGAGGATCAACGCCGCCCAAATTGTCTGCTGCCTTGCCCAATTGCTGCATTGTGTTGCGCGCCGCTTTTTCAATAGGTTCGCCTACAATTGGAAAATTCCGCAAGATATTTGCTGCGGAATGCATAAAAATGCTATCAGACGCAGCAAATTTTGGAATAGACACGTTAATGTCTTTTGCCTTTTGAACCGCTTCATTGATTTCTGGCGTGCCACTGCCAAATATTTTTTGGCCTAATTTTCCTAGCAGTACACCACCTGTGCCGCCAATCGCAGTGTTTTTCGCGCGGTCTTCAAGTGTGTCGCCTTCGCTTGACCCCGAAATTGCACCCTGTAAGGCGGCTGACGTAAGCGACGTGGACGGCATAAGGCGGGCAACAGGGTTCATGATGCCGCCCGCGACATTACCGCCAAAATAGGTGACGGGATGCGCTTCACTGGCCGCTTCATTGGCTGCCGTTTGTTCTTTGACTGTTTTTTCATATGCAGACAAAGCTTCTTTTGATCGATCTTCAAGCGGGGCGCTGGCAATATCAAACGAAGGAAATTCAGCGCCACTAGGATTAAGAATTGAAGTCGCCTTTAAGGCTCCAGCAATACGAGGCCCATAGCCAAGTGTGATGCCTTGACCTGCGCCGCGCAGGAAGGATTCGCCATACCCTGGCACGTCACCTTGTTGCACTTGCGGTATTGTCGACGCCGGCCTATTGCCACCAGCAAGTTTTTGCAATTCTTCATCAGAAAGCTGACTCATATCAGGCAAAGGTGAAGCAATTGTTGAGGGCGCCCTATTACTACCAGCGAGCTTTTGCAATTGCTCGTCAGACATTTGGCTGAAATCCATTATTGGTTACCTCCCTGCCTTAATGATTCATTCATAGACCGACGGCGTTCAAGTTCTGCTTGCGCTGCCATGCTAACCGATTTTGGAGTATACCAAGGATTGTCTTCCTTGTACTTCAGCAATTCATTCTGGATGTTTGTTTTAGTCGGATCCATGTCCTGAATGTGCTTGTACGAGTTAATATGCTGGTCAGCCAATGGCAGCACTGAATCTTCAAGAATATGCTTGAAGGCTTCAGCCGAAATGCCAAGGCTTGGAACGCTTTTCAAGAATTGTAAAAATTCAGCCTGACGCATCGGGTTGTTCGCCCCAAGGACCGACCGACCAATTTCTGTAGCCATAGAAATGGTATTTTTTTCAATTTGGGCCGCATTGGCTGGATTTGTAAACCGTTTGATAAGTTCGGGATCCACACCAAATTGATTGGCCAAAGCAGCAATGCGTTGCACTGTTTCTGCGGCGGGACCAGTCGAAACATTAGGCTTGCCCGTGACTGGGTCAAACATGGTATCAAGCATTTGATAAGACTGCTGTCTAAGCGTGTTGCCCAATTCGGCGTTGGCATAAGCCGCATCTTTGGCTTTCTGCTGCGCTTCAATCGCCGAAGTTGCGCCCTTTTCAGCCGCCTGCTTTTGCGCCGCTGCATATGCCTGTTGATTAACAATTT